GTGCCGTCGGAGAACGACGGCTCGTCGATGATGCCCGTGAAAATCCATTGGCAGATGGCAGGGTCTTCGAGCGAGTCGGGGTACTGGATGCGGACGATGGTGGCTTCGCAGCCGCGAAAATCGAAGCCGTTCAGCACGAAGCGCAGCAGGTCGAACGAGCAATCGCCGAGCGTGATGTCACAGGCATCGACGATGTTGTCCGTGGTCTTCGTGATCTCGCCGCGCTGGAACGGCACGCCGGCATACGTCATGCCGTCATAGACGATGTTCTCGTCGCACGCGGCGAGCCGCATGATGCCAGTTCGTAGCTTGATGGTGTAAAGCTCGATGAAAAAGGGATTCTGCGCGTCCTTCGCCGTCCGCATGGAGACGGGCAGCACGACGCTCATGGCCGCCTCCGGAAAGCGTACTTGAAGACCCGCGTCCACCACGGGCGCGTGTAAAGCGTGGATTCGCTCTGGCCGTAGACCGTGGGGATTTCCATGCCGAGCACCTTGCCGTAGCCGACGTAGATGCCCATGTGCATACAGAGGTTGACCTGCATGATGACGACATCGCCGAATTGCAAGTCGTCGTACTTGACGCGCTCGAAATGCGTGAGCATATATTTGTAGAGCCGCCGCCACATCCGTGGCTGCGCGTAGTTCGCTTCCGTGACGGGTTCGGGGTTGTCGTCCGTGAAGGTCTGCGGCCAGCCGTGCTCGCGGTAAAAGAGCTTGACGAGGCCGAAGCAATCGCATTTTTCAAACGACGATTCCCCGAAGTAGTGCTTGATGCCGACGTAGCGGCTGATGTCTTCTTTCATGCGACCACCTCCAATTCGATGTGGGTCTCGAAGCCAATGACATTGCCGGCTTCGAGATGATCCGTGAGTTCAATTTTGTCGGGGAAGATGACGCGCAGCGTCTCCCCGTGGTTCTTGTAAATGACAGGCGTGCGGCTATGCGCGAGGAACAGCCGCAGGAGTTCGTCGCGCTGCGCGTGCAGCCCGGCGAAATGCGCCGCGATCTTGCGTGCGGGTTTCGTGCGCTTCTGGTAGTAGTCGGACTTCACGCCGAGCGTGACGGTGCCGGTCTGCCAATCAAACGTTTCTTCGGTCTCGCCGAGCGGCACGGGCAGCGTATCGTCCGCGCCCGCCGTGCCGTACTCGTCAGCGGCCTGCGCGACATCGAGCGTGATGGCGCAGGTGAACGTGACGATACGCCCGTTCTCGCGATAGCATTTCGGCACGATGGCCGCGCCGAAGCGCACGACTTCCGTATGCTTGTCGTAGCGGAACAGGAACGTGTCTTCGATGCCGCGATGGGCATCAAAAAAGGCGAGCAATCGTTTCATGCTCGCCGCATAGTCCTCCGCGCCGCCAATGGAAAAGGCATAGGATTTCTTCGCATGGACGCGTTTGCGGACATACTGTTTCGACCCGTCAGCAAACCCCGTCTCCTTGCTGCCCCAGTCGTAAGTGATCTTCACGTCGCCGACAGGGGAAAAAGGAAAAACCTCCATCGCCTCACCTCCCTATGGATAATGTGAATCCGAGGGTACTTCGCAACCCTCGGAACGAAAATTTTTCATAAAAAAAGAAGCCCTAGGACATTTCCTAGAACTTCCGCGAAAAATCCCCCGAAGCTCATTCGGGTGATTCTACTTACCACGTTAGTGTAATCAGCGCTTACTAGCTTTGATGTTCAGCGCAACGTACAGGATGTCATTGGCCACTTGACTTTCACTCACCGGTTTCCACCCAGTCGCTTGGCTCATACTTCCGATACCACCGGGCCAATATTTATATTTCCAGCTCTTATAGCTATCGAAGCACCATGTATAATATTCGCCATTTGACATATACACACCTGCATACGTCAGGCCGCTTCTCGTTCCCGAAACCTCATCTGATTCGACGTAATAATCGACGCCACGGTATGTGGTTGCATAATATTGTTCTGCGTAGACTGGCGTGATAGACCCGTAGATGCCATTGGTCGCGAAAGCAGCAAGCGCAATCGCAAATGTCACCAAAAACTTTTTCATGGGTATGTACCTCCTTTTAAAAACCATCTACCTTATTTTTTTAGGAAATTCGACAAAAGAATAGAAAATCCTTCAAAAACCGTTCTGGTCAGAAATATTTCATGGCAAAAACAAACTCCCCCGAATCGCCTCCGAGGGAGTTGCCATTTGCGCTGTTGCCTCGCGCCCCTTATTTCTCGATTGTGCGGCCGACCACCTCGCCGATGTCGCCGCCGATTTTTTCGCCGTCTTCCCCACCGACGACACCGCCGATGAACTCGCCGACCGAGCGGCCGATTTCAGAGCCGATCCCCGTGTCCGTCCCGCTGGTGATGCAGCTCGAATCAGAGGAAAAAAGGTCATCAAGAAAATCGAACATATCGCATACCTCCTGAATATCGTATGACTTGGCAGATGAACAGGTTACTCGTCGAGCTTGCGCCCGACGGCTTCGCCGACCTCTTGACCGATCAGCCCGCCGATGGGGCCGGCGACCGTCCGTCCAACGTAGTTGCCGATTGTGCCTCCGGCGTAGCCGCCGAAGCTGTAGTCGCTGCTGGTGGAATGAACCGTCTTCTCGACGGCAGAAGCGAATGTCTCTAAGATGTCATCGAACATGAGTGTGTCCTCCTTCATAATCTGGTAGCTGGTTTGATGTTGGATTCGTGGATCGCTGGAGAGGTTCACCCCCTCACGGCCTGAATCCAAGTGCGGAAATCGCGGACGTACCCCTCGACCTCTCCGAGTCGGCGGTCGAGTTCCTTTAGGTTGTAGTCGTCGATTTTGACCCTTGGCTTTTTGTGCTCTTTCTTGCCAGTCATCCATTCGGGCAGTTCTTCGAGAGCCGTGAGTTCTTCTTTCTCCATTGTCGTACCTCCTGAATCGTTGGATATGTGCCTTGCGTCGCGGGGTCATATCGCCGCGAGCAGATCGTTGAAAAACAACTCCTTGTTTTGGTGGCCGTAGATGATGCGGCGGCCGAGAGCCTTGGCTTTTTGGCAGATGCGCTTGCTTTGCGCGTGTGAGATGTAGTCCGCACGCAGCACAACGGCATCAACCGAGTTGATGACCCGCAGACAGAAGTTCAGCTTGTCCACGGGGACGAAAACGAAAAGCGGGGCTTCGGCGCGGATCACCGACTGCCATTGCTTCGTCCCCCCGACGACGAGGACGCGCTTGGATTTGATGGCCGATATGTCCATCGAGTCACCTCCTTTGCGGCCGATTCGCTTATCTGTGCTTGAATTATAAGTGAAAATAGCATATATTGTCAAGTCATTTACGCGAATTTTTCTTCTTAATGAAAATAATATTTCTTGAATTTGTCGCGAATTTATACTATTATATAAGAAAAAAAGGAGGCACACACATGGAGTCAAACAACAATGCCGCAGTACGAAACTACACCGCAAGCGAAGTAGCAGCAGCACTTGGTGTTTCTGAAGATACAATCAGACGAGCCATCCGAAAAGGCAAGCTAACCGCAAAAAAAATGCCAGGCAATAAAAAAACATATGTTATTACTCCCAGTGATCTTTTTCTTTACGGCTTTGTCTTCTGCAAAGGATCGATGCTAGACAAAATTTTAAAGTTCAATGCCCAAGAGAAAGCCCGTGCAGAAGAAGCGATGTCCTTAAATAATGAGGAACTGCCCGTCTGGATGAAGCGAAAAGGAAGCGAAGAGCCAACCATTGCGAACGCCGCACAACGACAATCGACGGAGGATGCATCTCCCCTCAATAATATTACCGAAAAAAAATCTCTCGGTCTGATTGAGCTTTATAAAGACAACGACAGCGATTTGTATACCTTGATGAAGGGAACAAAATTAAGAATCAATCTCATAAAAAAGCTCTTGGAAATGAGTAACGAGGAGCTAGAAACGGTCAAGAGATTCAAAGCGCAAATACCTGAAACATTGTCGGCCTCCTCACGCGAAAGAATTTACAATCTGCAAAATCAACAAGATCAATATATTCAGCAAGTCGAATTAGAAGTCATTGAACACAAAAAAGCCTTGGCCGTGGAAACATTCAATCTGGAAAATTGCAGGTTGAAGGACACAGACCACAAAATCGAAAAGCGAATTGATGCCGAAATGGCAGCATCGTCATCCGATAGCGCGACGGACACCCCATGAAACGAGCAAAATCCCCCTTGGAGAATTTTTCCAAGGGGGATTTTCATGTCTCACCGAAACCCAAAATGCCTCTGCCTCCCCAGTATCGTCTGCACCGCACGCGGATTCTCTGCGAGGGCTTTCATCACGTCGTCGCTGGAGGCGTGCGTGTTCAGCACCACGACACCGCCGCCGGCTTCATTTTTTCCCATCTGGCGGATCGTCTGCGTCTGCTCCTGCATGAGAGCTTCCAGCTTTCCGTTCGCATTCGTGCGCGTCAGGCTCTGCGCCTTTCTTGTCGCTTGTTGCGAGAGGTTCGGCACATATGGCGTCGGCGCGATGAGGCCGCCGTCGGCGTACTTGCCGTAGTTCATGCGGTCGAGCGTGTCCGTGCCGATGCGGCTCGTCGCTTCTGCCGTCATGACGTACTCTCCGTTCGAGAGATACACGAACTTATCCTTGTTCGCGAGATACGCGAGGATGCTATCGGACGTTCCCGTTCCCGCGCCGTGGATCGCGCCTCCTGCTTGGCCTCCCGTCGCGTAGCCGAGGATGCCGCCAGTCGCTTTTTTGTCTACGCTGCCGCCGTCCGCTTTGCCGAACAGGCTGCCGATCCACGGGTTGACGAACCTTGACAGCAGAATCTGGAGCGCGAGCTGGCCGATGCTTTTCCAGACGTTCTGGAACGCCTCGCTGAACGACTTGCTCTGCAAGATGATGTCGCTGAACATCGTGTCGATGGACTCCGTAATCGTCTGTTTGAAATCGACCATCGTCTTGTTCACGATGTTATCGACCTGCTTCGCCGTCTCCGCGACTTCTTCGAGCCGCTGCGAGACATCCTGCACCTCCTTGTTGCCGACGAGCGTCCGCGTCTCGATGCCTTGGTTGATGGCGTCGAGCGTCGTCTTCTGCCGCGTCAGGCTGTCTTCCGCTTGCTGGAGCTGCGTCGTGGCAATCGAGAGCTGCGAGCCGACGTTTTCGCCCTTCTGCTGGCGCGAGGCGAGGTCGCTGGCGATCTTCTTGCGCTCGTCGTATTCCGCTTGCGCCGCCTGTACGGCCTGTTGCTGCGCGGGGACTTTCGCTTGGAGCGCGTGGAGTTCGGCCTCGTTCTCCTCCCGCGCCGTCGCGAGCACCTGCTGGAGATGCGCTTGGTATTCCGCGATGATCGCGACCTTCTCCTTTGCCGCCGCGAGGTCGGCCGCGTCCCCGTACAGCTCGCCCGAACGCTTCTTGCCGTTGTACTTCGTATCGATGGACTTCAAGCGGGCATCGAACAGCGCGTCCTTGTCCATATAGCCGCCGACGGCGAGCGCGTTCATCTGCGTCTGCACGACCGAGCCATACGCTTTCTCGCGCTCGCTCCTTGCCGTCTGCAACGCTTTGACATCCTCTTGCAGCTCCTTGTCGTTCGAGAGCTTCGCGATGCGCGTCTGCGCGTCATCCGAAAGGACGTTGAAATCCGTGCCGTGCAGCGCGGCGAGGGCTTGCTGGTTGTTGCCGTTGTGCAGCCGCGCCTGTACGCGCTCGCCCTGCCGCTGTTCTTCGTTCTTCCAAAAATCGAAATTCTCGCTCGCGACGTGCGCGTCGTGGTCGGCAGCCGTCATGCGGTCTTTGTACGTCTGCGGATCGAGCGAGCCATAGACCTTGTCGCGGTACTCGAACGTCGCCTTGGCCGCCTCTTGGAGTGCTTGCGTGAGTTTGTCCATCGTCTGCTTCAGCTCCGCGCCGCTGACGTGAAAGCCCTGCATGGTGTTCTCCATGCCCTCCCACGGATGCACGATGTTGTAGCCCGCGCCCTGCGCGACGATGCCGCCGCTTTTCGTCGTGGCCGCATAGTCGGCCGCCGCGCCGCCGGCATCGCTGATGTGGTAATTGTCGCCCGTCGTCTTCGCCGTGTGGTTCGCCGCGACGTACTCGTCATAGACGCGCATCCCATGCGCCTCGGCCCAGTCCGTCATCTCTTGGCGGAAATCCGCATCGTAGAAAAGATTGGACACGATGTCGGCGGCCTTGCCCGTCGGATGGTTCGGATCGTCATGCTCGCCATGGATCGTAGACGTGACATCGAAATCCTCCTCGCTCCCCGCCGCGATCTTCGCGACACGGAGGAAATGCTCGTGGAACATCGCGAGCTTCGTCAAGAACTCTGGATCGAGCGCATCGCTGTCGCGCCACTTGATGTCATAGTTCGCCGCGAGAATCCCCGTCGGCGTCGCATCGATGTCATCCGCCGCCGCGGCCTGCTTACCCTCGTTGCCATACTGATCGACCGTCGCCGTATATGCAGGAATCTTCTCCTTCGCCGTGAACCAGACCGAGCGGCCGCTGTTCTCCAAAGCATCGACGAAATCCGCTGCCGTCGGGGCTTGGATGGCGAGCAGTCGTTCCGCGTAGTCCGTGTACGCTTTCGCATATGCTTGGATGTAGTTCTCATCGCTGCCGTAGTCCACATCGAAGCCGCCGCCGAGGCCCGCGTAATTGTGGTTCTTCGCCGCGAGTTCCGACGTATGCGCCCCTTCGGCCATCATCTGGCCGTAGAGGTAATCGGGGTTCGCGTAGATTCCCGCTTTCTGCGAAATGATGGCCGCCGTCTTGTCGGCAATCTCGCGCAGGTGCGGATCGGTGTAGCCGCCGTTCGCATAGTCATGCGCGGGGCCAGCGTTATACGGATCGGCGAAAACGCCGTGCGGCGCGTTCGCCTCGAAGTCGTAGACCTTCCGCAGCGCGTCCGCGTCGTTCTTGATGACGGCCATGTCCACGTCGATGCCGAGCGTTTTCAGGATTTCTCCCGTGGACTTGTTCGCGCTGTTCTGCAAGAACGCTTGCTTGAACTGCCAGCCCGATTCCCAGTCATCGCCCGCGCCCATGCAGAACGGATCGGAGAGGCCGCTGAAATCCAGATCGTCAATGCCGTTGATGCGCCCGATGATGGCGAGGAGTTCCGGTACGCCAAGGTGGAAGCCCTTCAATTCGTTCGCGACGTTGTACGCGACCTTCATCGTGTCATTCCAGTAGGTGAAAGGCGTCTGCTGCGTCTTTCCGTCTGCCGCCGCACCGTCGCCCGACGTGCTGCGCCCCGCCGTACTGCCGCCGTCGCCGCTGCCCTCCGTCTCGCCGCCTTGCTGCTGCGGCATCCCGTCGTTGTCGATTTCGACGAGTTTGAGCGCCGACTGCACGTTCGCTTGTTTGAGCGTGTCAATCTCGGCCTGTTTCGCCGCATAGCCGTTTGCCGCCGCCGCTCGCGCATACGAGCCGTCGATGCTCGCCGTGAGGTCGGCGAACGCCGCTCGGATGTTGCTGGCGTTCACCTGATTGTCCATGCCCTGCTGGATGGCGTCGGCCTCGTCGAGATACGATTGCTCGATCTCTTGGTTGGCGTGCTGGATGAGGCCGTCGATGCCTCCGTACCAAAGACCTTGAATCATGAGCGCGGCATCGCGCCCCTTGGCCTGTATCTCGCCCATGACATCATCGCTGTGCTCGCCGAAGTGCGAGGCGCGTTCCTTGATGTCCTCCCATTGGCTGCGGCTTGCTTGTGCCGCGCCGATCTTCGCCTGCATGATGGCATTGTAGAGCGTATCATACGCGCTCGCCGTCGTCTGGCACGCTTCGACGTTCGCTTTGAGGGCTTCGATGCGCGACGTGACATTCTCGTTGTGCTGCACCGTCGCCGTCATGTCCTGCTGGAGCGTCTGTATCTGCGTGTCGCGCTTGTCCATTTCGTCCTTCAGCTTCTGCTTCGCCTCGGCCTTGTGCGCCTCCGTGATGTTCTGGATCGTCTCGATGTTCATCCTGCCGTGCTCGTCGAACTTCACCGCGTCGTCGCCGAGGATTTCCGCGACCGTCTTGTCGATTTCGCCGAGATGTTCCTTCGCCCGTGCCGCTTCCTCGTCCGAGAGCGTGCCGCTTTCGATGGCATCCGCGAGCTGGTTGTACTGCGTTGCGAGCTGTTCGGCCGCCTTGCCCTGCTGCTCGGCGAGCTGGTACGCTTCATCGACGGACGCGATGAGTTCGTCGTGCGATTCCTTCAGCCGCTTCGTCGCGTTCTCCGCTTCGCCCGCCGCATCCGCTTCAAAGAGCAGTTCTGTGCCGAGCATGACGGCCGCCGTCGCGATGAGTCCCGGCACGCCGCCGAACGCCGCGAGCGTCGCGCTCAAAACGCGGGAAACCGTCGTTGCGACCGTCTCTGCCACGGCGAGCCCTCGCGCCGTCGCGCTCAAAGCGCGGAAGCGCATCGACGACGTTCCCGCCGTCGCGCCGAGCCGTGCGAGCGTCGTGCCGAAAAGCGCCGTCCGCGCCGTGTTCGATGCGAGCTGTGCGCCGTTCTGTACGAGCACGCCGTTGACGTTCCGCAGCCCCAGCGTCTGCCCTGCGAGCTTCACGGTGCTTGCGCCGCGAGCCGCTGTGTTCGCGCCGACCGCACCCGTATTCTGCGCCGTCGCGCCCGTGTTGCCGTTGACGGCAGCCGTGTTGCTGACGATGCCCGACGTGTTCGCCGCGCCCGCGCCGAGCGTGCCACGCGCCGTGCCTCGCGCCACCGCGTCGTTCTTCTGGTTTGCGAAATAATCCTTGACCCGCATGAACGCGCCCGCACGGTTCGCCGAGGTCTGCCATGTCGCGCTCGTCGCTGCCGCACGCGAGATGGACGCGAGCGCGAGCTTCTGGATGAGGCGCAGCCCGACGATGAGCGCGAGCGCGTCCTTCGAGAGTTCCGCGAGCGAGCCGTGTCCCTCGCTCTGCATCTTGCGGAAGCCGACGACAATATCATCGAGCGTGTCCGCGATCCACTTCAGCGCGGCAACGCCGCCGTTCTTGCCGATGTCCGCGAAAATCCCTTCCGTGTCCGCTTTCAGCGCGGCGAACTTGCGCTTGATCGTCGAGAGCTGGACATCGACCTGCCGATCCGTGAAGCCCTGCGTCTTCTGCTTGCCGTCCACGCCGTCGCCGTTGATGACGCCCTGCATACGAAGCAGCTCCTTGTAGTTCTTCAGGATGGCCGAGACCTTGGAATACTGATAGCGGCCGCCGGAGAGCGTCATGATGAGCTTCTGCGTGTCCTTGTCCGTCGTCGAGATGAGGAGCGACGTGTCGAGGATGATGTCCTGCATCGAGCGCATCCGCTCCTTGCCGTCCTCGCCGATCTCCCGCGTCTTGATGCCCCACTTTTCGAGCGCAGCCATCGAACGGTCGGACTGCATGGAGACCATCATGGACTTGATGGACTGGCCGATTTCATTGCCGCTTCGCGCCGTCGTTCGCACGCCCGTTTCGACGAGGCTGTTGAAGAAGTCGAACGAGATGCCCGCTTGCGCGGCCGCCGTGCCGGCATTCTCGATGGCCTGTGCGATGTCCTGCGCCGAAGCCGCGCCGTTGTGCGCCGTCTTCGTCCAGATGTCGATGATGTACTGCGAGTTCCGCAGCAGCACGTTCGAGTCTTCGGATTGCAGATTCCATTGCGACATCGCCGACTCCAAGCCCTTGACCGCGCTTTCGACGGGGAACGCATCGGCGACGGCCATCTTCACGGCCTGATCCGTCAGCATCCGCGTCTGTTCCGGCCCCTGCTCGCCTTGTCCGTACATACGGCCGAGACGGCGGGAGCCTCCATGACCTCCTGCGTCGTCGCGCCGTACCGCGCCGCGATGGCGATGTAGTCGTCCATCGCCTTGTTCATGCGCTGCTGTTGCTGTGTGAACTCCTCCGTCCCCGCCTCCTGCGGGTTCGCCTCGATTTCTGGGATGACCTGTCGGATGGAGGCCATATCTGCATCGATGCGGGCAATCGTGTCCGTGATCTCCGCAGGGATGGAAGCCATCGCCGAGATGGCCGCACCCGTCGTGATCCATGTAAAATGCGACATCGCCTTGCGCTCGAACTCTTTGAGCGTCACGCCCGTCCCTTCGACCCGCGACTGATACCGCGCATACTCGCGCTCCGTGTCAAGGAGCGCCCTTCTGGTCGCCGCAAAGCTCGCGAGATTCGCCGCCGACGGATCGTCGCGATACGTCCGATACAGCTTCTCGCACGCCATATTCAGCTTTCCCAGCTCGCTCGAATACGACCGCACGCCCTGCACGACCTTCGCATTGTGCAGCGCATTCATGTCCTTGTTGTCGAGCCGCTTCTTCGACAAGTCATCCATGCTCTTGCCGAGGCCGTCCATGCTCTTTGCCAGCTCGTCGATCTTCGGCTTCGCATCGCCCGTGCGGACTTCGACGTTATAAACAATTTTCCGATCTTCTGCCACGAACTATCACCCCTCAAATATCGCCGAGCAGCGCGTGAATCGCGTCATCGCCCTCCAGCACTTCCTGTTTCGTCTCCCCACGGATGTACGCCGCCTCGGCCTCCGCGTTCTCGCCAAGCCCGATGAGCAGGTCTTCGAGCTGGTTCACGCGCAGCTCCTCGATGTCCCGCAGCGTGAGGCTCGTATTCTTCACGATGCTCGCGAAAAGATTCCTCCAATGCGTCTCCTCGCCTTTCCTTACGTCCGTTTTTTTTTGAACGAGGACAGGCCGAGGAACGTCACGACGATCTGCCGTGCCAGCTCGATGTCCAGCCATGCCTCGATCTGCTCGCGGCTTTCGCGATGATCGAGCGCGAGTTCCACGATCTCGAAAAGATCGTCGAGGAATCCGTTGTCGTAGTTGATGCTGCCGTCGGCCTTGTGCTCCACATTGCCGTCCTCGTCGAGCACCGGCGCGAGCATATAGTAGCCAAAGCCGTCCGCGTTGTACTTTTCCGTGAAGCTCGTAATCGTCTGCAAATCCTTGAACCTCGCGCTGTAGACGCGATGCTTCCTGTCGTCGCGGTCGCGGATGACCTCGTAGAGCGACAGCACGTTTTCATCCGTATGATCTTGCATATTATCTTGCCTCCCACACCGTTATACCATTACACCTGTATACAGGTACACCATTATAACTGTATACCTGTGTACCTGTGTAATGGTATAACATCGTATACCACAACAAAAAAAGAGGGAGCTTTCGCCCCCTCTCATCGCCGCATCAGTCCGCGAGGCGCGTGATACGGATGACGGCGAAATCATCCTTGCCGTCGCCGGGATCGAGGATATTGACCGTCAGTTCCGGCGTGCTCGCCTTGTCGCGTGCCGTGTCGAGGCTGAACTTGCCATCGCTGCGGACGCGGCGGGCATAGAGATCGATCTGGTACTTGTGGCCCTCGCTGTCCTCCGTGACGAAGAACCAGTTGAAGGTCGCGACTTCGGGCATCGCGTTCTTCAGCATCGAAGCCTCGACCGTGTTCGCATCGTCAGCGCGATACCAGACGCGGTACTCGCCCTCGGCCGCCGTCTCGCCGAACGTCAGCTTGCCCGTCGCATCGACCGTGAGCGCGTCCGTGGACTGCCCGTCCGGGCCGATGACAGCGATGACTTCCACGCCCGTCATGGCCGTGCCGTCGATCAGCTCCGTGCTGCCCTTCGTGACGATGACGCGCCCCGTGCGCTTGTTTCCCGCGAGCTTCAGCGTCGTGCCTTGCGCGAGCGAAAGCTGCGACAGCTTGAACTCCGCGTTTTCGATCTTCACGCTGCCCTCTTTCTTCGAGATGTAGGTGTAGAGCGGGAACAGGCTGTCGCCGCCGTACTGCTCCTCGGAGGTCGCATTGACCTCCATCTTCATCGACTGCGACGTTTCCATTTCGAGCACCTTGCCCGAAACGGTCTGGAGCACGCCCTTGCCGATGCCATGCAGAAGCAGACCCTTGTTCACAATGTTATCTGCATTCGCCATTCACATCATCCTTTCGTTTTGTCAATTTCATTTGACGAAAAATGATTTGAGCAAAAAAGTTTCAACTCAAAATGAGCGGGGTAAATTCCAACCGGTATTTGTACACGTCCTTGATGCCGCTCGTCCGCTGTCCCTCGGCACGGATGCGCTCGTCGAACTGCGCGTGCATGAGCGCGGCAATGCGCTTGCGGATCGCCGTCGTATGGTCGCGGCTGTCCGCGTAGATGTCGATCCGCAGGATGCCGAGGTTTAGGAAATCGTTGCGCGTCGTGTCCGCATCCGCGAAGTAAAACGCGATGTACGGGAGATCGCCGGCCTCGAACTCGTTGACATCGCGGTCTTGCTCGCGGAACTTCTCGGCATACGACGATTCGTCTGCCGCATCGACAGCGAGCAGCGCAGAGAGTTTCGCGTCATTCGTGAAAATGTCCCAGAGCCGGTCGATGAACTCATAAGAAGTCATGCGCTCCCTCCTCTCATCGCATGGTCGCACGCCTTGTCCACTTCGTCGAGCACGGCCGCCTCCATCATTTTGTTCGTCACGGTGTCGCCCATGACGGCCTCCTTGATGATGTGCAGCGGCTCGATGGAGCGGTACGTCTTGTGAAAATGCCAGGACGATTCCTCGACGTTGATGCCGTGAGGCATCCCGATGCCTGACCCTTGATGCAGATTGTCATCGAGGTCGCGGTACATCGGCGAGCGTGGGCGCGTGCGTATCTCCGTCCCTTCGCGTTCGGGATTCCAATACGCGCTCTGCTTGTATGCGGGCAGGTCGGGATTCTTGCTCGCGTCATCCATTTTCGTGCCGGAGCCGTGCTCCAAGAGCCACGCCCGCTGTCCCCACGCCTCATACGTCAAGACATCCTTGCCGTCGCCATGCACCGCCTTGCAGCGGATGTTCTGCCCGCCATCGACGTTGTTGTGGTACATCCACTCATGCTCGATGTCGAGACAGTTCTTGTCGCCGTACTTTTTGAGGATGCGCGTGAAATCAAAACCTGTCATTTGCGGTTGTCCTCCGAAACTTGGATTTCAAGAAGGTTGACGTACCGCGCCGTATCGACGTTGACGACTTGGTAATTCCTGCCGTTCAGGACGATGCGGTCGAGCAGGTCAACGGGAATGCTCGTCTGAACGATGAGCTTTTTCACCGTCGTCTGGAGAAGGCCCGCGTCGTACTGCTTCATCGCCGCATTGATGTCCTCGAAATACGTCGGGACATCCGTCGCCACCGTTCGCGCCGTCGTGCCGACCCGCTTGTGGTTCACATAGTTATCGACGAACTTCACGAGCGCGAACGAACCGTTGATGCGCCGTCCCTGCATCTGAACGCAATCCGCAGAATGCTGTTTCGCGATGATGAGGAACTTCTCACCGGTATTGGCGCGTTCGATGAGTTCGCCGTTCTGGATGTCCGTGCCGTTCTCCGTGACGATGACCTTTCCGTCCGCAATCGTCTTCGGCGACATGGACTTGCCGCGCCGCAGCAACAGGCACTTCTCCGTCTTCCCGCGAAACGCGATGTCTTCCATGCGATCCGCGTAAAAGCCGAGGACGTTCATCGCACGTCCACCCCGTCGAGCATCTGCTTGACTTCTTCCGTCATCACGCCGTCGTTGCCGAGCGTGACCTTGATGTCGTAGTCATCGCGGGACTTCCAGCGCAGCACGCCACCCATCTGCTTGATGTTGCAAGCGAGGATGCCGCACGCACGCTTCACGGCTTCGGGGATGACCTCGTAGCCGCTCTTGTACGTCACGATGAGCGACGCAGGACGTTCGCGGAACATCGCCGAGGCAGGCATGAAAAACGAGAAGTACACGGACGCGGGGCTGTCGAACTCCAAGCAGCCAGCATCAAACGTGGTCTGCGTCACGCCGAATGGCGTCCGCGTCCTTGCCACGACCGTCTCGATTTCGATGCGAGGAAAATGCAAGAGCTTCCCCCGCGTCTCCGTGTCGCGCCGCTTGTGGCGCAGGTTCACGCGCTCGGTATGCTCGCGCACGCCGAGCGTCATGCCCTTGTACGCCTCGATGAGCGCACTCGCCGCCTCCACCTGCGTCATCGACACGTCAGCCGCCAGCCCGCAGTACAGCGGAATCTCTGCCTCGGTGAGATACGTCATTTCTTCGCGGCTGCTTTCGCCGGCGCCGTCGTCGTACCCGTCGCCTTGACGGTCTTCGTGAGGATGAAGTGTGCGCCCGTCTGTGCGCCGTGAACGATGTAGTTGTCGAAACTCATGACGAACTTGTCCGTGAGCAGACGGTCATTCGCGAGCGGCGTGTCGGGGTTCGCGATCTCGAAGACTTTCGGGCCGTCGTCGAACATCCAGATACGGTCGATCATCGACGTGTTGAGCGCGACGATCTTGTGCGTGACGCTGCCGTCCGTGCCGACTTCGGGCTTGATGAAAGGCGTCAGCATGATCGGCAGCACGCCCATCGGCGTATAGAAGCCCGTCACCTTGACACCCGGCAGAATCTCTGCCTCGATGGGACGGACATAGAGCTTGCGTTCCTGCTCCTCTTTCACGAGCACGTCATACGTCGCAGGGTTCATCGCGAGCACATCGGGGTACGCCGAGTAATCGAGACGCGCCATCATGTTCGCGATCTTCGTGTTCAGCGCATCCGAGATCGTCGTGCCGTCCGCAATCGCGGAAACGTCGGTGATCTGCGAGAGGATGCCGCTGTACTCGAACGAATCCGTTGCATCGAGCGCCGACTTGCCGTTCCAGAAGTCATTGCACGTCTTCTTCGTGAAGTCCGTGAACATATCCGTGTAGTCCTTCGCCGTCATGTCCTCGAACGTGCCGTAATCGCGCTCCATATTTCTGGTGAAATAGTCGTAGCGGATGCCCGTAATGTAGCAGCGCACGAACGCTTGCTTCCAGTTGTCGCGCTGGTAGTCCGTGGAGAGCGTCGTCGGACGATACGACGGCGCATCGACCGTGCCGAAGCCCGCACGCGGATCGACGGCTTTCGTGTTCTCCGGGATTGCAAGCTGCTCGTTCCACGTATGCGGATAGCCGAGCGCACGCACGCTGTTGACTTTGAGGCCGATGGCGAAATCGCGTTTGAGGTAATCATGCAGCACATGATCGTAATCGCCGACCACGAGCATATGGTCTTCGTTGTAGACGTTCACGGGATTGCCCGCCGCGCCCATCATCGGCATACCGTTCTGCCCGGCCATGAGCGCCGCGCTGAATTTCTGTCTAGCCATGTTTCACATCATCCTTTCGTCCGTTGTCAATGACCCGCTGCAAAGCGAATCTTCGTAATCTGTTTGACCTTCTCTTTGAGCGGCATCGCCGAAGCCGCGATCTCGTCGAGCTTCTTCTGCTGCTCATCGCCCGCCGCGAGGATCGGATTCTCCGCGACGTGCTGGCCCGCTTTCGGTGTGGGGATCGTCTCTGCTTCCATCGGAACGCCTGCCGCAGCCTGTTTCTCCGTATCATCCGCAGCCGCTTCCGCATCCGCGTCCGTCTGTGCTGCCTGTGCCGCCTCGGCTTTTTCCTTTTCCGCTGCCGCTTTCGCCGCGTCCTGCGCGGCCTTGATTTCCTCGACGGAAGATTTCACTTCGCCAATCGCAACATCCGCAGCCTTGCCCGCTTCCTCGGCCGCCGCTTTCACCGCAGCCACGTCCTTGCCAAGCTGCTCCTGCGCCGCCTCGATGCTTTTCATGCGCTCATCGATGCCAGCCTGTACCGTCTGCTGCACCGACGCGCAAATCTCTTTGATGAGTTCCTGTTTCTCGTCATTCGTCATGTCACTACCACTCCGTTTCTCTCGTGCCGCCGCGAGGCTTTCGATGAATGTATCACTGAAAGCCGCGCAGTTTTTCCAGAGGATCGCGCACCCGCAACCCTCGAACTCGTCCATGAAAATATGCTCGTCATCCTCATGCGTCTGTGTCGCATACCACTCGACCGAAAAGCCGAGCGCATCCATGCCGTTCAAGATCATGTAGGATTCATCCGGGAATTTGTCTTTCCAGACGACCATCTCTGCCATGAGATTGTCCGCTTGCACATAGACGCTGCGGATGTAACCGATGTTCGTATCTCCGTGATTCGTGAACATCTCCGTGCCGTCCGCAAAAAAGCCGTCGGGATACGTGCAGTCGAGCGGCATCCCGACGAAGCTGTCCGCGCACGCCGCGACCGACTCCGGCGTGAACACCGCGAGCTTGCCGCCTGTCCCGCACGGCGCACCCGTCGAGGGCGAGCCGATCTTCGTGATGCAGCCTCGGATCACCATCTTGTGGTTTTCCGTGGACATCGTGACATCGGAGAGAGAACATTCGAGTTTCTTGTCATCCATCGCTCCCACCTCCTTTGCTCGTGTCCTTGATATTGCCGTTCCCGTTGAAGCCACCCGCCACGCCGTTATCGACGTTGATGCGACACGTCTTTTCAGGGTACGTCAGATTCGCATACGGGGAATCGCTAAGGTTATATCCCATCGCCCCGCGCACCTCGTTTTCCGTAATCGCGCCTCGATAATACTCGTTCATGATGCGAGTCGATTTTGCCACTTTCTGCGCTTCGGAATCCTCGAAAATGTAGCGGAACTTCAAGACCCCTTCGTACCCCATGTTCGCGATCACATAGTTGTTTACCAAATCCTCCAGCATCCCCGCGTATGGCTTGATGAGTTCCTGCACCATCGCGTTCTCCTGGTCGGCCCCGGTGCTCCGATCGTTCGACATCACCAAACCTAATTTCTCGTGCGGGATGCCGAACGCCACGCCGACGATCTGCGTCAGCTTGTTCAGCCAGTCGAGATACAGACCGTCGC